GCGGCTCAGGCGATACAGGGCGGACTCAACCGCTGGTGCGTTGACTACGATGCGAGAGCGTTGCTGCGTCTGGTCTACGCCCAGATGTGCGCGGCGTACTGCCCGGTGCATACCGTCATCGAGCAGCAGCCGTGGTCGGACCCGAGGGGCGAGTCGATCCCGTCGTGGCCCGCGTGCTACCGCATTCAGCCGGACAGGTTCTTCTTCGACCCCGTGGCGGACTCGTTCGAGCAGGCCCGATACGTCGGCCATACGTTCGTCCGCGACCTTGACGACATCAAGCAGGAAGCGAAGGACAACCCGCAGGCGGGCTGGCATCCGGACGAACTGGACCACGCACGCAGGGGCAGCGACGTTGACAACCGCGAACTGAAGCGCGTCGGCAGGGACTACATCCCTGACAGGAATGAAGTCGTCCTCCATGAGTTGTGGATTCCCGAGTGGGAGATCGCCGACCCCGCGCAAGGCTTCCACGGTGCGCTCGTGACCGTCATCGACGGCAACGGCGACAACTGGATCAGGGAGCCGCGACCGTATTACGGGCCGCGCTGGGGTCCGTACACGCTGTTCGGCGGCTATCCCGTGACGAACGACCCGTATCCGCTCGCTCCGTTCGTGGCGACGCACGAGCAGGTGAAGTGGCTCAACAAGATCGTCAACGCGACGAACAAGGCGATCACCGAGTACAAGCGGCTGGTGCTGACGCCCGCCGACAACCCGGACATGGCCAACAAGATCAAGACGGCTGGCGACGCCCTCGTGCTGCCCATCGTCGGGTTGAACAAGGAGATGGTGGTCCCGCTGGAGATCGGCGGCATCACGGCCCAGCACCTCGCGCAAGTCGAGCAGGCGATGAACCGCGTGGACCGCAACACCGGCATCAGCGACGTGCAGCGTGGCAGCGTGACGGGTAACGCGACCGCGACGGAAGTGAATCTGGCCGACGCCAGCGCGGACGCGAGCCTTGCGTACCTCAAGCAGCAGTTCAACAGCGGCACGCGGCAGATGCTCCGCACTGTGGCGTGGTATCTCTACCACGACGACCGCATCGAGTTTCCGCTTGGAGCCGACCCGAGCATCGTGGACCCGATGACGGGCATGGCGATGGTCGAGCCGTGGTTTGTCGGCGGTTCGTTCGAGCAGGGCAGCGGCGCGACGTTCGACGACCTTGAGTTGGAGATCGAACCGTACTCGATGGAGATGACCAACGACGCCCTTCAGCGGGCGCAGTTCCAGCAGCAGATCGAGTTGGTCCTGACGATGGCCCCGATGGTCCGGCAGTTCCCCGAGTGGGACTGGAAGGCGATACTGCGTCAGGGCGGTCAGGTGATGAACGATCCCGGCTTCGAGGAGTGGCTGAACATCGAACTGGCGAATATGGTGCAGGGCGCGCCGGGCCTCCAGCAGCAGGCATACCCGCCTCCGGGCAAGCCTCAACTTGCGTCGAGCAGCGACAAGCCGCAGAACACGAGCATGGGACCGATGCTGGGCGGGTTGCAGCGTCAGGCGACCCAAGGGATGCCGCAGGGTGCGGGCATGAATGGAGCGATGCGATGAGTGAGTGCTTGGATTCCGTTTCCGATAAATCCTCGATCAGGTTTCAGTGTGCTGCTGAGGACTGGCGCAGGTTCAATGTTCTGTATGGGAACCGGATTGTCGCGGTTTTATTTGTTATCGACGAGGACAAGTCGAGCGAAGTCATAGAGTCTCTGAAGAGCGCTATTGATGGTCATGGAGCGATGCGATGAATGAGTGTTACTGCACGCTTGAACAATGGACGCAGGGCGACGCTGAAGGCATGTACGTCCTGACGGGTCAGTTCGTCAGCGGATCGGGCATTTCCGTGGTCTACAACTCGCTTGAAGGAGTCGAGTTGGACGGCGAGCCAGTGATCGTCTGTGAGGTCTATTCATACGAGTCGAGATGAAGCCCACCGAGAACGACATCCTCGCACACCTGACCGCGACCTACGGCGGCAAGTGGGAGATGCTGCCGGTTGACGACAAAACGCCGCTGAATCGGCTGTTCGTGGACAAGGTGTGGCATCGGTCGTTCCCCGTGCGGATCGACATGGTGCAGAAGCACAAGGACAAGTGGAAGCGATGGGTGGACCGCCAGATCGCCCCGATTGTGAGTAACTGATGCCGGAATATATTTTTCAGAACGTCGCCACGGGCGAGCGCACGGAAATCTTCTACAAGATGGCCGACGCGCCAGTCATCGGCGAGGAGATCATCCACAACGGCGGTATCTGGCGCCGCGTCTGCGAGATCGGACGCCACCAGATCAACACCCACCCGGTGACGAGCAAGTTCCCCGTGTGTAGTTCGTCCCTTCCGACGACGTTGGCGGACGACGGCTCGTGCCGTCTGGGGCGGGATAAGCCGGGCGGTCGGCTCAAGCCGATCATCGAATCGGCCAAGCATAAACGTGAATTGATGGCGAAGTTCGACTTGGTTGACGGTATCTGAGCAGGGTACAATAACACACAAGGGCCATTGCCCGCTAACAGAAGGCCATTGCCTTCGCAGGAGCAATCCGCGATGGCAGAGGCCCAAGAGATTCAAGTCCAGCCCGAATCGGTGACAACGGAATCGGTATCGACCGATACGTCCAACGTGGAGGGTACGCAACAGACCCTCCGACCAACGGACGACGAGGCGTTGGACCAGATTTTCGGCGACGACGACGCTCCAGACGAAACGACACCAGAATCCACCACCGGCGACCGGCCCCGCGACGAGCATGGCCGGTTTGTCTCCAAGGCCACGGAGCCTGATCCGCAATCGGACACCCCTGAACCCGAGGCTGATGCGTCCTCGGACACGGTTGAACCCGAGAAGGAGAAGGCACTCAAGGCGATCCGGCGCACGGGCGCATCGGAGAAGGTCATCAAGGGCCTCAGTGACGAGGACATCGTCATGTGGGGCAACAACCTTCTGCGGGCGCAGGCCGAGCAGGATCGCATCGGGGCCGAATACGCACGCCTCAAGGGACAAGGCAAGGACACTCCATCGCAGGCATCGGACACCGGCCAACAGGCCGCTGAACCCGAACTCAGCCTGAGCGATGCGATTGAACCCTTTGTCGAGTCATACGGCGAGGAAGCGCGCGAGCCGCTGATGAAACTGGCCAAGGCACTCCAGTCGGAGTACCAGAAGCAGATCGCGCCGGTGGCGGAGGCAATGCGGGCGATGGCGCAGGAGCAGGTCAAGGCTGCTGCGTTCGAGGCCCGGAACGTGCTTGAGAAGGAGTACCCCCAACTCAAGGACGAGACGAGACGGACGGAAGTGGCGGAAGCGATGGAGATGTTCTATCGCGCCAACCCCAAGAAGTTCGACGACGTGGGTACGTTGATGGCCGCTGCCTGCAAGTTCTGTTTTGCAGAAGAACAGATGGCTGAAATGAAGAACAAACTGGCTCAGACGCACGAACAGCGTCGCAACGCCAACCCATCCACATCCACCCGCAAGAACGGCGTCCAGCCGACCGGCAAGGTGGACCCCGAGGACATGGCTCTCGAAGCCATCATGCGGGGCGATGGGATTGACGCGGCGCGCAAGGCGTTCGTGCGAAACTGAGATTGGAGTAACGCATCATGCCAGGAACCCCTATTCAGCAATTTGCCGACTTCATGAACGTCACCGGCCCGACGATCTTCTCGGGTCCGGGCGAGTTCCTGAACGAAGCAGTCAATCAGACCTACTCGTTCAGCCGCTTCCTCAAGGGCAAGGGCGTGGACGACGTGTTTGCTGGCGGCGACCAGATTCAGGATTTCGTCATGTTCGACGAGTCCAGCACGTTCACCGAGTACAACCCGAACGCGTCATTCACATGGTCGCAGCCGCAGGTCACCACGCAGATGTCGATCTCGTGGCGGTTTGCGATGGATCAGATGTCGTGGACGGACCACGAGATTCTGCTCAACGTCGATGGTCGCATGACCCGCAACGCCGCAAAGGTCCAGTACAAGCGGCTCAAGAACATCATCAAGTCGCGCTGCTGGACTTCGATCGCCAACGGCATGGAACAACGCCTCTGGCGCGACGGCAGCGGCAACACCGCCGAGATGGAGACGGCGAGCGGAACATACGCCTACTCGATCCCGGCACTCATCTCCGAGGACACGACTAACTACCACCCGAACGGCTGGACGACCGTGCAGGGCATCGACCCCGCCAACCAGTCCAAGTGGCGCAACCAGGTCCAGACGTATGACTACGACGACCCGGACGACACGGACGGCGACGCGGACGGCCTCATCGACAAGTTCGATGCGATGCGGCGACTGATCCACTTCATCCCTCCTGACTTCCATAAGGAAGCGTTCGAGAAGGCGGGCAGCCGCTACTCGATCTTCTGCTCGGGCGGCGGACTCGACCTGATGAAGCGTCTGCTCCGCGACCGCAACGACACGCTTATCAAGAAGCAGGACGCGGCCTATCCGCACCCGCAGTTCGACGGCATCGACATGGTGTACGTCGCTCACCTCGACACCGCCACGCTCGACTACGACAACGACGGCGGCGCGGCGACGACCGAGACGGGCGCGACCACGGACGGCTACCGCTACTGGTGGGTGGACCACGACATGCTTCGGTCGGTGTTCCACACGGAACGGTACTTCTACGGCAAAGACCCCTACACGCTGCCCCAGCAGCCGTGGACGTGGGTTCAGCCGATCGACATCTGGAACAACCTGTTCTGCCGCTCACGTCAGCGGCTCGGCATCGTTGCGCCTCAGTAAGTTGAACTAATCCGGTGAGGCGGGCAGGTAATCGTGCCTGTCCGCCAATCCGGTCTGACTGCGTGCGGTGATAGTCAGGAGAACCCCGATTCACTCCCGCATCGCGTGACTCGAAAGGAGTTACAAATGGGTTTCCCGAACTCTCCAGAACTCGGCTCGATTCTCCCCGGACAAGGTGCAGCATGGGACTGCGTGTTCGAGGACGACTTCACTTGGACATCGATCTCCGAGACGGCGTATGACAATGCGCCGGGCATCAACGCCAAGTGGCTCAAGACCTCAGTTGATACGAACAGTGATGGTGCGGACCGCGCGCAGGTCGCGGACGAAGCGGACACGTTCTACGACACCGGCGGCTGGCTCAAACTGACAAAGAATGACAACGCCGCAGACCTTGAGACGCTTCAGGGTTACGGCCACCCCGTCTCGGTCATTGCGGGCCGCGACATCTACTTCACGGCTCGGTTCGTGTCTGAGGACGTGTCGGCGACCCCGATCGTCATCGGTCTGAGCAACACCGGAACCGACAAGTACACCAGCATGAACGACTTCATCGGCTTCCGCATGGATACCGACGCCAACCTCGATTACGTCGTGGAAGATGACACGACTGAGACGACCGGCGATACGGGTATCGACCTTGCGGACGCGACCAACGCAACTCAGGCGGTGACGGTCGCTGGCTGGCTCAAGTATCCCGTTGGCGGGACCAAGAAGGTTCGACTGTGGGCCAAGGGCGGCAGCGGAAGCACGACAACGTGGGATTCCGGCTGGTTGACCTCCAATATCCCCGACGATGCGACGGGCCTGACGCCCACAATCGAAGTCGGCAAGGGGACGGCTGCGGTCGACACGATCTACGTTGATTACTTCAAGGTCTGGCAGAAACGGGCCTAGTCCCTCATCCTTCGCTCCCCGGCCCCGGTGAATAGCCGGGGTTCGGGTTTTCACAACTCAGGAGACGCCCGATGGCGACGCTGCGAATCAAGTGCAATGCCGACTTCACCGCGTTCGGCGCGACCGAGCGTGTCAAGCAGGGGGCGACCACCGACGACGTTGACACCGCGTTCGAGATCACGGTGGACGGCTCCTACGCCAGCAAGGGACTCGCATCGCTGGCGGACGCGGCCGGTCGGGTTCTGTGGGACTCGTCCGTCGATGCGCCAAGCACCTTCGACTTCATGATCCTCTGGGCGGACCAGAACGTCGTTTTACAGAAGATCGGCGCATCCGACAGCCACATCCAGAGCATTCGGGCCAAGGTTCCATACATTCTCAGTCTGGATGACGTGGACATCGCTCTGGGCAGTACGACCGTGCTGGCCTCCGATCCGACGACCGAGAACATCTCCAAACTGTTCCTCTGGAACTCCAGCGGTACGACCGTCAACTACAAGTTCTTCCTTGTGACGTAACCTATGGCCCTGACGCTGCTCAACCTGAAGAACCATGCGCAACTCGAAGGCGACATTTCGAGTGCGTTCGACATCACCAGCGTCATCAACGACGCGGGCCGCTACCTGCTGGACATGCACGCGTGGAACTGCGCCGTCGCCCCTCCGGTGACGCTCAACTTCCTCGCCAGCCGCACCTACGTCGAACTGCCAGCCGACTTTGGCAAGCCGATAGAAGTGGTTATGACGGCTGGACTTACGAGTAGTTTCTCGTTCACCTCGCTTGCCAACGTGCTGCGGATGCGGTCCGATTCCGTGACGCAGGCGTACCAGCACTACTTCGGTGCGGTCGTGTTCCCGAATCAGGCCCAGCCGACCGACCCGCCCCTTCCGCCACGCATCGAGTTGTGGCCCACACCCAGCAGTGCGAGCAGTGCGGTGATGACGATTGCCTACCGCAAGCGGTGGAAGAATCTGGAGCAGGACACGGACGAGGTGAACGTCGATGAGTCGCTGTACTCGCTGCTGCGGCGGCTGGTGCGAATCTTCGCCAAGGCGTATGACTCGGAGGACACAGGGACGCTGGAGGAACGGCTTGAGGCCATTGAGCAGAGTACGTTCTACCTGCGGCTCAAGGAAAACGACGGGCTGAGACAGCCTGACTACGGACCGACAACGGGCGGTGCGATCAACGGCGGCTCGCCTTACTGGAATGACTACGGGTTCCGCGTCAACGCGACGGCCAGCGACCCTTCATAGTGCGTTTGGGTCACATCTACCCATAAGGAGTTTACGATGCCTTCAATTACCAAAACCCAGAAGATGATTAACGAGTCCACGGAGACGGAGACCGGCGCAAAGACCGTCTCTGGAACTCGGACATTCAGCGGGACCACGACGATCAGCGGCACGGCCACGCTCAGCGGCACGACTACGCTCAGTGGTACAACCACACTCAGCGGGGCCACGACCGTCAGCGGTGCTGCCGACTTCACCTCGGCCCAGACGACCGCGACCCGCTTCGTGGACGACCGCTTCAACCCATACACACGGGTCTTTGCGATTTCGTCGTTCAACAACCGCCTCTACACCACGGCGGTCCTGTCGGATTGGTCGGTATTCAAATCGGTCGCCTCGGCGAATCTCGACTGGGTGGTTTCCGGTTCCGCAACCACATTTGGTGGAACAGCGGGTACTTCCGGTGCGGCGGTCCTCTCTGGCTCGAACAGTTCTGCGTATTGCTTCATCAAGCCCAAGACCGGCGGCAACTTCGACCGCATCAAGTGGATCACCAGCAAGTCGCCCGAGTTCGATTTCGTCATCAAGACGGGAACGCTCACAGACGCGATCATCGCGGTTGGCCTCTATTCAACGACCTACCCGCGCGGAAACGCGATCGGTGCGGCGTCGTCCGGCTCGAACCGCATCGAGGTCTACATCGACCAGAACGGGACCAGTCGGGCCGGTACGGGTTCGGGCGGTTCGTGGCGAGTCGGCGTGGCTGGCAGCGGCGGCAGTTCGGTTGCGGTCGCTACGGGGACTAATGCGAACAGCAGCACGGTCTACCACGTCCGCATCAGCGTCAACTCGTCCCGCATCGTCAGCGTCTACATCAACGACATGACGACGGCGGTATATACCTCGACCCGCGCCCTGACGACCGCCAAGGCCCTTATTCCGATGGTGGCGTTGCAATCAGAGGGAGCCAAGAGGAATATGCAGATTGCACACATCGTGGGTTCTCAAAACTTCAGTTGATCGGGGGCCGCGATGGACACCGATTACTGTGGTAACGATTCTGATTGCCAGCAGGCTGTCGAGTTGGACGATGATCCGGTCGAGAAGATTGGCTACGACGGATGCCATGCTGAAGTCGCTCCGCCTGACAAGGTGTGCGATGTCCAGAACCTCATGGATACGTCGCCGCTGTACATCTCCGGCAGGACGCAAGACCTCATCCGCGATGGACATGGCTACCCGACGCCTTGGGTCCACAACGCCTACGCCCAGCCGGACGATGATCGCATCATCTTCCTGCTCGGGCGCGGGCATAGTGCGACGCTGCATCGTCGCCAGCAACTCGCCGACATCGGGATGCCGACAATGGCGATCAACTGGTATCCGGAGAACGGTCCCAAGCCGCGATTCTGGTGTACCGGCGATCCGCCCGGCTACTTCGGCAATCGCATCTGGGACGACCCGGACGTAATGAAGTTCAGTCCCATCGGGAGTGCCGCAGGCGTCCGGCCTCGTCTGGACGCCTACGACCACTCGCTCACGCCCAAGGACGCTCCCAACACCCACTTCTTCCATTCGCGTTACGACGACCCGACGTACCAGAATTGGCTCCACTCGCCGTGGATCAACTGGGGTACGTCGCTGTTTGGGGAAAACACCCCGAAAGAGTGGTTCGCCAAGGGTGCGGCCCGTTCGTCCATGTTCATCGGGCTGCGGTTGTGCTGGCATCTCGGGTTCAGGACCGTGTGCCTGCTGGGGTGCGACTGCACGCCGGGCCACCATGTCGCCCCGATGTACTGGCCGACGATCCTCTACCTCATGGACCAGTTGAAGCCCACCTTCGAGCGGTATAACTTCAGGGTGATCCAGACCAACCCTGACTCGCACCTTCGGACATTCCCGATCGTGCCATACGACGAGGTGGATTTACGATGACCACACAGCAACTCATCGACGAGAATCTGGACCTCGTGGAGTACCGCGCTCGCGTGGCTGCCGCGCGTTACCACGAGGACTATGGCGACTTTATGACCAGTGGATACATCGGGCTGGTTCAGGCTGCAAAGCGGTTTGACCCGTCTCATGGTATCAGGTTCTCGACGTTCGCCGTGACTCGCATCGACGGGGCGATGATCGACCAGCAGCGCAAGGAGTACGGTCGAACGAACCTCACGGGCGGAAGGAAGCGCGGCAAGTCATTCAAACGGGAGTTCCTTGAGGGGCTGAGGTCGATCTTCAGTTCATCAAGAGACTGTTATCACAAGCAGGGCGACCGCTACACCAACGGAATCTCCAAGGATGTCGAGTCGTCCATCTCAGTCGCCTATGACGACAAGATGGAGCAGATGGACTCGATTCGATACCTTACACGGTCGCTCGGTCCGACTGAACGCCTCATCGTGGTTCTCTACTACGTCGAGGACATGACGATGAAG